GGCTGCCACAACCCCGAGGCGCAGGCGTTCGGCAAGGGCAAGTCCGCCTGGCTGTGGATGAAGGAGAACCGCTACAAGTTCGCCACCGGGACCTTCTCCCGCGTGTGGCTGCTCGGCGGCGACCTCATGGACCAAGCCCCGCACGAGGCCCACGAATTCATCCGGGATCTCCGCAAGGCCATGAAGCCCGGCATGGAGCTGTGGCTGTGGACGGGGCACGGGCTCGACGACATCCCGCTGCGCCTCCGCTACGAATTCGACTGGATCAAGACCGGGGACTACCGCGAGGATCTGCCCTCCATCGGCGTGGCCTACGACGGGCACGACGGCGAACCCCGCCCCCTCGTCCTCGCTTCCAGCAACCAGCAACTCCACAGGATCACCGAACCATGCCCCCATCCCGAAACCACCAGCAGCAAACATCCCTCGCTCATGAAGATGAAGCCCCTTCTCTCGGACGTCTTCCCGGCCTCACGCGGGAACTCGTGGAAGGGCTCGACGCCCTTGTCCCCGAACGCTGCCCCGGCCTGAAACAGCCCGAGCGCGAAATCTGGATGTACGCGGGCAAGCGGGAACTCGTCCGCAACCTGATCACCGTCTTGGAAAGACAGGAACGTGAACGCACACGGAACCCCCATCTCGGCCTTATGCCGCGCCTTTCATAACGTCCCGTCCCATCCCCCCACGCTCACCGACGCGCACCTCGCCTTCCTCTGGCACCGCATCAGGGAACAGGGCCTCGACCGTTTCCTGTTTTACGACGGCGGGGTCAACAGCCTTGCCCGGTTCCACGACATCGTGACCGCCGAGTCCGTATGGGCCTACGCGGGGTTCTCCCACACCACGGGGGAACCCCTCGCGCTGGCCCTGCTCGACCGCTTCCTCGGACGCACGGCCTACCTGCACTTCACCTTCTTCAAGGGCGAGGGCTTCGCGCGGCACCTTGAGATCGGGCGGGCCTTCATGGGCCTCATCTTCGAGAACGGCACCCTGTCCTGCCTCATGGCCCTGACGCCCGCCGCCTTCCGCCATTCGTGGAAGTTCGGGCTGGACCTCGGCTTCACGCGGCTCGGCACCATCCCCGGAGCCTGCGGCGTGCTCGACAGGAAGACGGGAACGATCCGCTACCGGGACGGGATGCTCATGAAACTCGACAACCCCAAACCCCAACCATAAAGGAGGCATCCCTTGGGAGGCATATTCGACAAACCAAGCAAACCCAAAGTCGTTGAAGCCCCGGCCCCCACCGTCGCGGCAACCCCTCCCCCGCCGGAGGAGACGGCGGAGGCCCCGGTCATCAACGAAGGCAACAAACGCAAGAACCAAGCGGACAGCAAGCGCAAGGGCACCTCCGCCCTGCGCATCGACCTGAACCTCGGCGGCGGCAACATGGGAGGCGCGGGTGGCACCAGCGGACTCAGCATTCCCCGATAACGGCCCCCTCCCAACCAAAGGCCCCGCCGAAACCCGCTACACCGAGCTTTCGCAGGACCGCGCCCCCTACCTCGACCGCGCCCGCCGCTGTGCCGAGCTGACCATCCCCTACCTCATCCCGCCCGACGATCTTGCGCAGGGGCAGGAACTCCCCTCCCTGTACCAGAGCGTCGGGGCCAACGGCGTGACGAACCTCGCCTCCAAACTCCTCCTGACCATGCTCCCCCCGAATGAGCCGTGCTTCCGGCTGCGGGTAAACAATCTGGTCATGGAGCGGGAAGAGGAGGACGCGGACAAGGAGTTCCGCACCAAGATCGAAAAGGCCCTCTCGCGCATCGAACAGGCCGTGCTTGCCGACGTCGAAGCGTCCGGGGACCGCCCGGTGGTCGCGGAAGGCAACCAGCACCTCATCGTGGCGGGCAACGTCCTCTACCATGACGACCCCAAGAAGGGGCTGCGCCTGTTCCCGCTGTCCCGCTATGTGGTTGAACGCGACCCGATGGGCACGCCCGTGGAGATCATAGCCGAGGAAACCGTCAACCTCGACACGCTCCCGGAAGACGTCGCGGCACGGATACGGGAAGCCGCCGACACGCTCGGGCAGCCTTCCATCAAGGGCGACGACCGCAAGGACGTGAACATCTACACCCACCTGAAACGCGGGCCGAAGAAATGGGCCGTGTATCAGGAGTGCCGAGGGGTGAAGCTCCCCGGCTCGGAAGGCTCCTACAAGCCCGACGCCTGCCCGTGGCTGCCCGTGCGCATGTACAGCATCGCCGGGGAGAACTACGGGCGGAGCTTCGTCGAACTCCAGCTCGGGGACCTCGGCAGCCTCGAAAGCCTGTGCCAGTCGCTCGTGGAAGGCAGCGCGGTATCCGCCAAAGTAGTGGGCCTCGTGGACCCCAACGGCGTCACCGACCCCAAGGCCCTTGCCGAGTCCGCCAACGGCGACATGATCGAAGGGAACGCCGATGACGTGGCCTTCCTCCAAGTCCAGAAAGGGGCCGACTTTCAGGTCGTCGCCGCGCAGATCCAGCGGCTCGAACAGCGGCTCAAGACCGCCTTCCTCATGATGGACGGGGTGCGGAGGGATGCCGAGCGCGTGACCGCCGAGGAAATCCGCGTCATCGCGCAGGAACTCGAAACCGGGCTCGGCGGTGTCTATACCCTCATCAGCCAAGAATTCCAGCTCCCCTACATCGCCTCGCGCATGGCGACCATGACCCGGCAGAAGCGCATCCCCGAACTTCCCAAAGGCACGGTCACGCCCTCCATCGTCACGGGCTTCGAGGCCATCGGGCGCGGCAACGACAAGCAGAAGCTCCTTGAGTTCCTGAAAGCCGGGGCCGAGCTGATGGGCGAATCCTTCCTCGGCCTGCTCAACCCGCAGAACGCCGTCACCCGCCTCGCCTCCGCAATGGGCATCTCCACGGAGGGGCTCGTCAAGGACGAAGAGGAACTGGCGCAGGAACGGCAGGCCGCGCAGCAGCAGGCGCAGGGCCAGATGATGATGGAAAAGCTCGGCCCCGAAGCCCTCCGTCAGATCGGCGGCATGGCGCAGGCCGGGAATGCCGAAGCCCTGCAAGGGATGCAGCAGGGCCTCCAGCAGCAGATGCAGCAGCAACCCTAACCTTTCCCCTACAGGAGATCACACATGGCGAACGTCAATTCCGCCGCCACCACCAACGGCAACAAGAAAGAACCCGAAGCCCCCGCCTCCGGCCTCACCCTGTCCAGCCCCGGCGAGGCCACACCCGCTTCCGCCGCCCCCGGCACCCCCATTCCCGTGGGGCCGTCCGGCAGGCTCGTCCGCATCGACAACTAACCCTCAACGCCACAAGGAAAACACCACACATGGAAGACGCATCCGAAAACCTCACCGTTGAAGTCCCCGTCACCGAAACCGGGCCGGACGCCCCCGCCGCAACCGCCTCCCCCAAACGCTACGCCGGGGAGTTCGACACGGTGGAGGAGCTTGAGGCCAAGTATCAGGAACTGCTCAAAACAACGACTACCGCCGCGCCTTCGGGGGAACTGCCGGGCGACGGCGAGGGAGGTGATCCGAACAGCGACGGCGATCCCGAAGGCGGTTCCCCGACCGACAAGGAGAAGGAATCCGCCTCCACCAGCCGCGACGACGCGGAAAAGGAACTCTCCGGCAAGGGCCTCGACATCAGCGAATTCGAGCAGGAGTTCGACGCCACGGGCGGCCTCTCCGAGGAAAGCTACGCAAAGCTCGAACAGGCGGGGCTCGGCAAGGCCGTGGTGGACAGCTACATCGCCGGGCGCACGGCCCTGCTCGAAGGCTTCATCAGCGACGTGAAAGGGCTTGCGGGCGGCGAGGACGGCTACAGGGCCATCACCGAATGGGCGGACAAGGGCGGCCTCACGGACGCCGAAAAGGAGTCGTACAACCGGGTCATGAACTCCGGGGACAAGGCGCTCATCAAACTCGCCGTATCCGGCCTCGTCGCCAAGTACCGGGAAGAGGAAGGCTCCACCCCCGAGCTGGTCACGGGAAAGGCCA